ATGGCAACATTGAAAGCAGTAGTGAGAACGGCACGGGCTGACGGATTTTATCCGGTATATATCCGGGTGACTCATCATCGAAGCTCTGCGTTCATTAAAACAGACAAGATGGTGACGAAGAAGGAACTCACCAAAACTAATGAGATTAAAGACCCGTATGTTTTGCAATTCTGTTCGCAGAGAATATTGGAGTATACGGAGAGGCTTAATAGCAAAAATATCGAGCATTGGACAGTCAAGGAAGTAGTCGAGTTTCTTGCAAGTGGGAATGATGACGTTTGTTTTTCAGATTATGCACGAAAGCATATCAACCGAATGATTGATAACGGTCAACAACGTAATGCTAAGAACTATCAGCTGGCATTGCAACATTTGGAGCGTTTTTTAGGAACAACGCAGATAATGTTCTCACACCTCACATCGCACTTGATGAATAGGTGGATTAAGTCGCTTGAACAGACACACCGAGCTAAGGAGATGTATCCTATCTGTATGCGACAGGTATTTAAAGCTGCTATTCTGGAGTATAACGACTATGATAATGGGATTATTCGTATAAAAACTAATCCATGGGTGAAAGTGGAGATTCCTTCGGCAGATCGTGCAGAAAAACTAGCCATTACCCCCGAAGCGTGTCGGGAGTTCTTTTCATTTCCTCTGCCGGAAAGTAAGATGAAATATCCACAGACGGAGTTTGGACGTGATATAGCCATGATGGTGCTTTGTTTGGCAGGAATCAACACAGTTGATCTATACAATTTGAAAAAGCAGGATTATCGGAACGGCATCATTCACTATCAGCGTGCCAAGACAAAGAAGTTTCGTGCCGACGGTGCATATATGGAAATGCGCGTGCCGGCAATTATTCAACCACTCTTCGATAAATATCTCAATACGAAGGAGGATGACGATCGTCTGTTCAATTTCTACCAGCGTATGACTACATCTGACAGTTTTGGTTCTAATGTTAATAGTGGAATTAGGCAAATATGTGAGGCCATGGGAATGGCCAAAGAAGAACGGTATTCGGTCTATACATTCCGGCACACGTGGGGTACTGTGGCACAGAATGACGTGAGAGCTTCAATTGATGAGGTTGCATTTGCGATGAATCATGCTGCTGGACATAAGGTAACACGGGGCTATATAAAGATAGATTATTCACCTGCTTGGGAATTAAACGAGAAAGTGGTTGATTTCATTTTCTTCTCCGGTAAGACATCTGTTCGCGAGCAGAAGCAGGAAGATACGCATTTTAGATTATCATTCCGATATATGGTAAATGGGGCGGCTTACCACAATGGGCAGAAAGTTGCAGAGTTGACTGATGTAGGATTCAACAACGTGGACGATGTTATAGCACGACTTGTGACAATGTTACCCCAAGATATTCCTAACCGTTCTATGGTGATGTTTAAAATCGTCAATCTTGATAAGAATCAGACGGTAGTATATCAGCGGCAGAAAGGAAAGGGCTTCTGATTTTTTCGAACCTACAAGGAACTTTTTCTTTGTAGGTTTTTTTTATGAAGAAAAGCGACATCCTTTCGGATATCGCTTTTAAGCAAAACTGTATTATACCCCTAAGGGTAAGCAACTCCTCGCGTCTAAAGTAGAGAGAAGTAGATTATTCTTCGTCGTCCTCTTCATCCCCAGCAAGTTCGACCAGCTTATCCTCAATGGTCTTTTTCGTCTCTGTTGCGACATCAAGTGTTGTTGTCTGCAATTTCGGTGCAACATAAGCTGTAAACTTTTCCATAGCTGCAACTCTATCTTTGGGGTCAAGGTCGGCTATATCCTTCACGAAAATATCAGAATTGAAGTACTCGTCGAGCATTTTTGCAATTGCTCCACGGACTGTTGAGGACACCTTGTTAGGTGTTCCTGCTACTCTCCCTCCTGTTTTTCTTCCCTGTGCCATGAACTGTAAAAAGATAAAATGATGTTGCGAATATAAGGGCTTACTTTCGCACTCGAGGTATAACTTTTAATAATTAAAACAGAAGTCTTATGGGATTGATTGGAAGTGCTATAGGGGCAGCAGGTAGTATCTTTGGTGGTATCTCTGCATCGAAAGCAATGAAGAAAATTCAAAGAAACGTTGAGGCGCAGCGACAGAAGAACCAAAATTGGTATGATCGCAGGTACAATGAGGATTATACGCAACGAGCCGATGCGCAACGTATTCTCACGCAGACGGAAGAGAGTATCAAGAACCGTAATAAGCAGGCAGCTGGTATACAGGCTGTAATGGGCGGTACTGATGAATCACTTGCAGCCGCAAAAGAAGCGAATAGCAAGGCTCTTGCTGATGCAACATCACAGATTGCAGCACATGCGGATGAGCGCAAAGACAACATCGAGGCCACCTATATGCAGAATGACAATGCTTTTGTTGAGCAACTTAATCAATTAGAAAAAGGTAAGGCAGAAGCGATAGCCGGAGCCGTACAAGGAGTAACGAGTGCGGCAAGTAAAATGCCATTTTAATGTGTGGAGGTAACTTATGGCGACATATGATGATATATTAGGTAATGGAAGTGGCACACCTTTTCCGAAAGGTTCTAAAGAATGGCATGAACAGCAGCAAGACGGTTCTTCTGCATCTCCACCTGTAAAGGGTACACAGGAATGGGCGGAACAAAAAGCGGCCACCGCTCCTGTTGTTACCGCACTCAAACCTGACATAACTACTACACCGCCACCTCCGACCAAACAAGAAGGCTCGGACGGTGGTGCCCTTTCATACGCCGAACTGTTCAAGAAGCTTAATCCTTATACTCCACCGACTGACGAAGAACTTGCTAAAGAAAAGAAAAAGCAAAAACGTGACCAAATTTTTGCGGCAATTGGTGATGGCATATCTGCTCTCTCCAATTTGTATTTTACAACGCAGGGTGCACCGAATATGTACAGTGGAAAAAACACAGCTTCGGAAAGGCTACAGGTTAGGTATGATCGATTAATGAAAGAACGTAATGAGAATGCCCGGGCTTATTTGAGCGGCCTGTTTGGTGCTATGCAGGCTGATGATGTCAAAGCGAGAGATGATCGTAATTGGAGACATCAGTTAGCACGCGAGAAAAGAGCCGATGCTATTGCGGACGCAAAGGAAAAACGAGATAACCAGATGTTTGACCTCAACGTTAAGCTCCAAAACAATAAAATATCAGCAGCCGAAGCTGATGCAGAACGTAAAAGAGTGGAGGCCGAATATGCTGATGATCTTGCAAAGGCTAGACTTGAAACTGAAAAGGCTAAAGCGGGTGCTTCAAAGGCTTCTGCTTCCGCATCCAATGCTAGAGCTGGGTATTATAACCGTGGTGGTAGTGGCGGCAATAAGAAAAGGATGACACTTACTATTGATGGTAAGACCACTTACTATGATACGAAAGAAGATTATGAGAGAGCGGTGCAGCGTGAGGCTAAACGGTTAGGTATTAAGACTCACCAATATGTGAAAACCACAGAAAATGATGTAATGGGGGCAAAAGAAAAGAATGTCTCTACTCCAAAACCTATCAGCCAACTTGCCGGTGAAGTTGAAACGGCATCGAATAAGAAGAAAAGTCCAACAGCCGGAGATAACAGTAGTAATAAAAAGAAAAGTCCAACATCATAAATGAAACATTATGCCTGAAAATGAGGATAAAATAAAGAAACTATACGATACGTTTGTTTCTGATGGTTACGATATGGAGAGTGAAGAAGATTTCCGCAAGAACTTATCGGATTCTACAAAACGCAAGGCAGCTTATGATGCTCTTGTGAAAGATGGTTATGAGATGGAACCGTTTGAAGAGTTTGAGAATAATATAGGTTTTGGAAAGATTCAAACACCTGCACCGGAGCCTGCTGTACAAACAGAACAGGCGTGGCAACCTACCGAACAAGAAAAAGCAGAGATGATTGCCAGTACAAACCGTATGATGCAGAATGTGGAAACACAGATACAAGACGCAAATGAACGTGTAGATAATATACAAGAATACGGGTTGAATCCCGGATTGCAAACTAAAGAGGGTAAAATGCAGTTTAATCCTGAAAACGGGAAACTGGAAAAAACATATATTACTCCACTTGGTAACAAGACTACTAGTAAACCTCTTGCTGACATCGAGAGTTTCTGGTACCGACAAGCTGCCGATATGTCAATCGGCGGACAGTTACGCAAGGCTAATCTCCGTTTGCAGGAGTTAAAAGCTAAGCAAGCGGAAAGAGCCTCCGAAGTGCATAAGGAATGGGTAGAAGAAACGGAAAAGAACAAAGCGCCGCTCGCTGCCATATTGGGAGCAGCCACTTACACACCGCGCCAGCAATCAGACAAGGAAAACAGCGCATTGAGAGTAGCCATTAGAGAAACAGAAGAGCTCATCAAGAACCTTGAAGAACAGAAAGACCGTGAAAATGGGGTTGATGTAGGCTTTTGGCGTGGTTTTGGTCGTACTATGGGTGATGTACGCACGTGGGATTTCGGTATGGGTGATATGGCGGATGCTATGACCATGATGAATGCCGACAAATTTAAAGGTGATAATGCCACAGAGGGCGAGCGTGAATCCTATGATATGATGATGGGTGCAATCCATGAGAAACAACAGGCAGAGGAAAGATACGGTGGAAATGCCGACTTTTGGAACAGAGCCGGTGTCATGACTGGATATATGCCTTCATTTATGTTGGATTTCATTTTGACAGGTGGCGGATTTAACGGTTTGTCTACATTCTCAAAAGGAAGCACTAAAGTCGCCGCAAAGGTCATAGGTAAAGAAACGGCTGAAAAAATGGCTCAACAGGGGTTCAAATCATATATTAAAGAGAATGGTGTCAGAGGGTTAGGACAGTACGCAACAGATTGGACTATCAAAGCGCTTGGGACAACTGCAGATGATTTGCTTGTACGTGCTCCGTTGATGACAAACACCATACAAGCAGGAAAAACGGTTTCTGACATCATTGACCGAAAGCTTGGTGATGTGGTTGTTGATGAAAATGGTAACTATGATTTCTCCAATGATAAGACCTGGGGAAGTGCAATATGGCAAGGTGAAGCCAATGCTATCATTGAGAATTATTCAGAAATGTTTGGCGCACATCTTGATCCCATTCTTACGCTTGGCAATATGAGTAAACTCGCCAATGTTCTAGGGGCAAAGCGATTGGGAGGTGTACTTTCAAAAGCAGATGCCGGTGCATTGAATAGTATAATGGGGCAAACTCATCAGATGTTCAATAAAATGGGTGTCAGTGATTATGTTGGTGAAGTATCAGAAGAATACTACGGTCAATTGTGGCGCACAATGCTCAATCTTGATGATGCTTATCAGCAGAATCCGGACGGCACACGTACTAACTTATTTGCAACTGGGCAATTCCACGGTGATATTTGGGGTGGAATGGCACTCTCTATGGGGTTGATGGGGGCAGGAAAACATACTCTGTCTGCTGCAAACTATGCTTCCATGAAGCATGGCGTGAATAAAGCGGACGCAAAGGTGAACGAAATGCTCGGCAATGAAATATGGGAGCCGTTGAGGGCTACGCTTGACCTTACCACCAACGAGAATGTGGGGGAAGTGGCGGAACTCATCGCCAAAGACCAGGAATTCACCACCGAGGAAAAAGCAGCCGTACTGGAGTATATGGAACACTCTTTGAACCTGCGCGGCTTCAACCTCGGCACACTCGCACAAAAGCGTGGAGGAGAACAAGATGAGAATGTGCAGGCGATGAACGAGAGCTATCTGGACGGCTACAATATCGCATCCCCACAGGAAATGAATGACGCAAAGAACATGCTTGACTACCAGCGTCAGCGGATGATTGATGTTGTGGGGACGAACGATGAAGCCCTTGAAGGTGATGCGGTGGACTGGCTGAATGAAGCGCGGAACGCACGTGAGACAGGCGATACCGAACGAGCCGGCACCATCATAGACTACCTCAACGCCAAGCAGGTATATGACGGAATGATTCAGCGCGTGCGTGATGATATAGACGGACGGGTGGAACAGAGCAATTCGATGATAGATGCACGTGTGAACCGCAAGACAGGTATGATACAGGGGGCAACCATGAAGCAGGATGAACGCAAGGTGTATGTTCTCAGTGGGACTCTTGTACCATATACGGATGGTAGCGGTGTAAGTGTGACTGATTCTGACAATAGCATCATTGTTCGTGATGCGGACACAGGTGGGCTTGAACAAGTATCTCCCGATGCTATATTGTCTATTGATGATGTACAAGACCCATACGAGCAGAAGGAGTTGGCTGCACAATCTATCAGAGAACAATTTGCACGTGAAGCTGCGGATAAGATTGATGGTGTTGTCACATTCAATCCGGGCGAAACCTATACCATTGCCGCTGAAGGCGGTTCGCAAATACAGGTCACAATAGTTTCAGATGAGAACGGAATCATAGACAATGGCGACGGAACTATCAATGTGACAGACGGAACAAATGTATTTCCTGTGGCAAAAGAGGCTATCCAACAGTCTGTGGACGCATTTAACATTGCACGAATCGCAGAGTTTGAGCAACAGAGAACTGAAGAAAACCTTGCTTTGCAGCAGGAAGAGCGGGAAGCAGGCCGATCGCAATATGCAATGAATGACCTTGTGACACTCCGTGATGAAAATGGTATAGGTATTCGTGGTAACATCACCGCCGATGTGGATGCCGATGGACTATATGAAGTTTATACGGAAGATGCCTTGAATGGTAAGCGTGTGAATATGTTTACCCGTGAAGAGCTTGATTCCATGCTGATAGAACACAATGGGCAACCTGTTGAGATTGCCAATTCAAGTGTGAATGATAATTCGGAAGTGGCAGCAAGTTCTCTGGAGGAACAGCAGTTGCAAGTGTCTGCATTAGAACGAATCCCCAAAGATGAACAAGGTAATCCTATCTATGAGCAGGCGGAAACTCCCGACCTTGCTTGGGATGCCATTGTTGAGCAGACAGAGGGAGACGAAGCTATGGCCCAGTCCGTGGCTAACGGAATGGTTGCGGACAAAGAAGCAGCATTGAAGAAAATCGAGAAAACGAAATCTGCTGGTGGAAACACTATTGCAGAGAAGATTGTAGCAGAGAAAGAACGCAAGGCGGCAATTGATGCAGCCAAACAGGAATTGTCCATTTGGCAAAAGATAGCCGGCACTGCCAACCGCAGAAAAATGGAAGCAGATGCGGAGCGCAGACGTATTGCCGATGAAGCTACCGCATTGCGCAAGGCGGAAGAAGAAAAATTGCGTGCAGAGCGTGAGGAAGCAGAACGCAAGGAACGTGAAGCACTTAACGGAGTTCCCGATATAGTGGAAGATGTTCCCAAAGATGCCCGTGCAAGAGGATATAGACGTGTAAACGGCCATAAGGTTGACAGACAAGAACCATTACAGGCTGTACAAGGTAAAGAGGTGAACGTGAAATTCAGCAATGATGTAGTGGTTCCTGGCAATGTAACCGTGATTGATGCGTCATTGTTGCAACCGAGTCATATACAAGGTGTGCGCAATTCTCTGCATTTTATTGATGAAGCACAACCAAAGGAACGCAATGACGAAGCAAGCGTATTGTCTGCACGGAAAATCGCCGAGAACATTCGTCCGGAAGAAATCACATCAAGTATTACCGCTTACACCGGTGCGCCGACCGTAAACGAACGTGGTGAAGTAATACAGGGAAACAACCGTAGTGATGCCTTGCGCCTGATGTGGGAAAGTCATTCGGAACAGGCCGAAGCATATAGGCAATACCTGAAAGACCATGCGGAAGAGTTTGGACTGCGTGCCGAGGACATTGCGCCCATACAAAGCCCGGTGTTGGTAAATATGCTTCATGTGGACGATACAGAAGCCCTCAATCTTGGTCAGTTTGTTGCACAAGACACAGAAAGTGGAGGTGTTGAACGTATCAAACCTAAAAACACCTTGCAGCGCATGGGAACCGAAATGCGTTCGTTTGCCAACCTGTTGCTTAGGACTTCGGATGATGAAATGTCGTTTGCCGGACTTGTGGATGCCAATGGTGCAAATGTTCTGAAATGGATGAGTCAAAGAGGTTTCATCAGTCACACACAATACAAGAGTGCGTTTGACAGCAAGGGCAACCTAACTCCTGAATCCAAGAATGATTTGCGTGGTATCATGTATCAAAGCATCTTCAAGGACGGCAGCACACGGTTGGAGGAAATGTTCAACGTATTGCCGGTAAAAGCACAAAAGGCTATTCTTGCCACTGCTTTCCGTGATTATGACAGTCCGAACAGTGAACGAATGGTAGATGAGATACAGAATTCCGTTCGTGCTTACTATGCTTTGTCCCAAGATAAAATGTTTGCAGAGGCAAAGAATTTCAAGGAAGCACGTATTGCTGTAGAAAACTGGAAACGCCAGTATCAAATGGATGATGTTACAGGGGAAAGTTATCTCCCTGCTGATAATTTCAGTAACTTTGTCTTGCATTTGGCCGCAATGTATAAAGGTGAAAGCCAAAGCTTCATTCAAAACACATTCGGCAAGATTTATGACCTTATACAAGGTACACAGGAAGAAACTCTGTTCGAACAGCCGGACAATACCCCTCGGACGCTCGTACAGGCTATTAAAGAAGCATTAAATTTAGATTACAATGGACAACAGCGAAGCAATGTATTGGTTGGCGATACTGCAACAAGCCAACGAGGGCAGCAAGGAAGCAATGGAGATCTTGCGCCAAGAGAACGAGTTGAGGACGGAAATGGGACAATCGATGATACAGGAAGAACTGAAAGCATTGGTGAACAAAGCGAAATAGAACCTTCTTTATCACAAGAAGAAATGCTATCTTCTGGTGATACTGACAATCAACTTAGTGCAAAAATAGCAAGACGCATTGAAGTTCAAGAAGATGATTGGGTTGAAAGCGGAAAGTATGGCGATACTTATAAACAGACAATTATTGTTGATGGTACTCATAAAGTTATAAAAGTTGATGCACCCGATACGAAAGGTAATTATACAGGTAGTACTTATGAGTATGACGGTCAAACATTCGGAGATTTATTGGATGTTGTTAATTATATTGATGCATCTTCGTCTTTAGCCAATGCCGTTGCAGTGGCAGAGAAAGAAACCGATACTACTCCTACGGAGAAACAGAAAGAAGCCGGCAATTATAAGAAAGGTCATGTGCAGGTTGGTACATTCAATATCACCATTGAGAACCCGAAAGGATCCGTTCGTAGTGGAATAGACACAGAGGGCAACAAATGGGAAACGACCATGCAGAACACCTATGGCTATATTCGTGGCACGGAAGGTGTAGACGGCGACCATATAGACGTGTTCCTCTCTGATGATATTGACGGGTGGAATGGTCGCAAGGTGTTTGTGGTTGACCAATATAACGAGGACGGCACGTTTGACGAACACAAGGTTATGCTGGGCTTCAATGAGGCTGACGATGCTGAAGCAGCTTACTTTGCTAATTATGACAGAAATTGGGCGAAGAAGCACAAGACAATGCTGACGGGCGTTAACTTAGAGGAGTTCAAGAAGTGGATAGAGAGCAGCCATCGCAAGACCAAGGCTTTTTCGGAATACAAGTCTGTAAAGACGATCGAGGGGCAGAGTTCCGGCACACAAGGCAACAGACTTTCAGAAGTCAAGTCCCGTATTGAAGAATTGCACAAGGAACAAGAAGCAGCGCACAACCGTAGCGACATTTTTGAGGAGGCTCGCATTATTTCTGAAATTAACGACCTCTTTACCGAACAACGCAAGTTGGAACAAGACGTTTCCAGTGAAGAAGCGACTGCACCGACTGATGCTCCGTACACCATTACTCCGGTGCAGTACATCACCAAGCGAGGTAAGGTGTTAGATATGCAACTTGTTGAGTTCCAATCGGAATTGCGCAAGGAAGTTCAAAAGCATGTAAGTATGTTCGCCAAAGAAATGAAAGGTTGGTGGGACAGGGAAAAACACGGCTTTATGATGCGTAGCGAAGAGGATGCCAAGCGATTAGTAGAATACGCAGTAGATGCACAAGGACAACCTCCCATATCAATGTTGGATATACAGGCTGTAAATGATGGTGATGTGCTGTTTACTAAACCCAAAGCACCAGCAAAGGATGAAAAACAGGATTACACCCCTGTATGGCAATACTCTGTTTCTGTTGATAAGGAAACCGGATATACGACTTTGACTCGCGATGATGTGAGCGGTCCCATACCTATTGGTGATGCAGGTTTTCGTCAGACAACCAACAGCCCGGAGGAAATGTTAGGCATTCTTCGCAATCCGCAGAATGGCATGCAAGAAGTTTTGGATGCAGTTGGTGTTCCGCTTGAAAATAAAATTAAGACCCGAGAACTTGATCGCAAGGCAAAGGATGAAATTCATGACAAAAGGACAGATTTCGTTGTTGATAAGGAAATGGATAACAGATATTCTGTTCGTACTTTGATGAAGATGATTGACGCGGAAAAGCAGGCTGTGATGGATTTAGGAGAGAAGCGTGGTGGAGACGTTTATCATGAAGGAAATATTATTTTTCTGACCAAAGATAGTGCAGACAAGTTTGCTAATGAAGCTCGAACTCTTATCAGCGATATGAGGAGTAAGCAGCAACAAGGCAATTCACAGAAAAAGACTGAAGCGAGTGGTAACCGTCTTGTTACTGATGAGCGTTATGCGGAACTTCGTGAGCGTATGCGTAAGAAGTTACTCGGTCAAATGAATATTGGTATTGACCCTGAAATACTTGCCATTGGCACAGAAATGGCTGTTTACCATTTAGAGAAAGGCTCACGGAAGTTTGCAGAATATGCAAAGGCTATGATTGTAGACTTGGGTGATTCCATACGTCCGTACCTTAAAGCATTTTACAATGGTGCGCGAGATTTGCCTGAGGTGTCAGAAAACGGATTGAATACTGACATGACCTCTTACGATGAGGTGCAGAAGTTCGACGTGGCCAACTTTGACAAGTCCGGCATTGATGCACTCGCCACCGCTGAAACTGTAACGAAAGAGGCGGAAGTGGCGGGGGAGGTTGAAGTTGCACTGGAACGTATAAAGAAAACTCGTTCAACGCGCAAGAAGAGTGAGAAAAAAACTGTAAATTTACAGCAGTCAAACGAGCTTGGTTTGTTTGGCAGTTTGTTTGATAATAACGAAACCAACAACGAAGATGGACGAATACACCAAGAAAGTACTAAGATTACAGGGACACAGCGAGAAGTCAATAGCGAAAATGGAGCTGGAGGAACGGATAGACGCAGCATGCTACCGCCACAAAGCGGAAACGCTAGAAGCACCGTACACATGGAGCGAGGAAGAGTGGACGGAGATTTACAAAGAGGCAGGGATGACGGACGAGGAAATCGTAGAGTACAGGAAGGAACAGGCGAAATACAACGGGGGCGAGGAACACGACTTTCCGATGATGCCATAGATGAACCGAAAAATACTCGCAATAATCATTCAGACCGGGGGACGAACTATGCTCCAACTTCGGTAGATGCACGCATAGAGGCCAATATTAAAGCTATAGAGTTGGCACAGCAACTTATTGAGAGTGGAGAGCTTGCTACTCCTAAACAAATGGCAGTACTTCGCAAGTTTAGCGGTTGGGGTGGTTTAGGTAAAGTATTTAGTGATAATACATATTCGACACGTCTACAGCAGTTGATGGGCACAGAAGCCTATCAAGAAGCTGTAATGAGTGCTAATAGTGCGTATTATACCCCTGCTTATGTTGTAGATACTCTTTGGGATATTGTTACACAAATGGGTTTCAAGGGTGGTTACATTCTTGAAGGTTCTGCAGGTATCGGAAACATTTTGGGGCAGATGCCTACAAATATCAGCGAGCACAGCGACATCCATGCTATTGAGATTGACGGGACTTCGGGTGGTATTCTCTCACTCCTTTATCCTGATGCCAAAGTAGAGATACAGGGTTTTGAGCAGACACGTATTCCTAATGGAAGTGTGGACTTGGCTATTACTAATGTTCCGTTCGTTACCGGACTCCGTGTGAATGACACCACGGGCGACAAAGACCTGTCGAAGAAATTCCACAACATACACGATTTCTGTATAGCAAAGAATGTGCGCAAACTGCGTGAGGGCGGTTTGGGTATCTTCATCACGTCCAATGGTACGCTTGACAACAGTAAGAAACTCCGTGACTGGATTGTGGGCGAGGGAGGCGCAGACTTCGTGGGTGCTTTCCGCATGCACAACAAGACTTTCGGCGGCACCGGAGTAACCTCTGACATCGTTGTTATCCGCAAGCGTGTGAACGGGCAGAAGTCTGTCCATGCCATTGATGTAAGTGATGTGAGCGGAGAGCGCATGGCAGAGTACGATACCGGGGAAACACGCAAGGTTAAAGGCAAGGAGATACCAGTCATTAAGCAGCTTTCAATGGACTACAACCGCTATTTCATTGAACACCCCGAAAACATGGCAGGTGAAATGCACTTTGCATTTGAGAAAGGCGATACTTTCCGCCCGACCAGCAAAGGCTTATATCCTAAACAGAATAAGAAACAGGAAGAAATGTTGGCTGAATTTGTCCGCTCATTCCGTGCAGAGGAATTTGGTGAGCGCAATACCGAGCTTGCCACCGATGTAATGCCCGGCAAGAAGATTGGCGAAGTGTTTGTCAAAGACGGAAAACTATACATCAACTCAACTGCAAGCGCACAACCTCTCGAAGTGAATGCCAACAAGGTAAAGGGGCATACGAAAGTGGAATGCTTTGAGGCATACACCGCTATCAAGGAAGCTCTTGCGGAAGTCCTTTCCTATCAGACTGCGAATGAAAGCGATGAGGGACTTAAACCGTTGCTTGACAAACTCAACAAAGTATACGATGATTTTGTCGGCACATACGGACACTTCAACAAGAACACCGCCATTGCGTTTCTCCGAAATGATGTGGACTATGCCAATGTATACGCTCTTGAAAAGTTTGAAGAAACGGCAGATGAAAAAGGAAACCAGATACAGAAATTTGACAAGACCGATGTATTCAGCAAACGTGTTGTTGAAAAAGAGAAAGAACCCACTCCTACCAATGTCAAGGACGGTATCATTGCAAGTATCTTTAAATTCGGTCGTGTAGATATACCGTACATCGCCGAACAACTTGGCACAGGTATCGAGGATGTGAAGAAAGAAATCATCGAGAGCGGTTACGGTTTCGAGAACCCTGTAACCCGACAGATGGAAGCATCGTATCACTACTTGAGCGGAAATATTCGTGAAAAACTGCGTCAAGCAGAGGTAAATAACGAGAATGGGGAATTTGACCGCAACATCAAGGCATTGCAGGAGGTCATGCCTATGGAAATCCCCGCACATTTGATTGACTTTACCCTCGGAAGTTCTTGGATTGACCCGAAACTGTATGAGGATTTTGTAAAGGAACGCACGGAGGTTGACGTACGGTTTACAGCTGTGGGCGGTACTTGGTTTATGAAAGAACCATACTTCACTGATTATGAGAAGAACCGTGCAATGGGGGTAACCAGCGAAATGCTTAACCGTACCATTATGGGGCATACTCTCATTGAAGCTGCCATTCAGAACAGAAGCATCACCGTTTCCACCACCAAGAAACACTATGACGGCACTACCGAAACCATTACCGACAAGGAAGCGACACAGGCTTGTGCCGCCAAAATTGATGAAATCCGTCAAGATTTCAAGGATTGGGCAAGGCAGAAGATGCAGAGCGATCCGGAAATGTCGGCATTGATTGAGCGTATCTATAATGACACGTTCAATAACTTTGTGCCTATGAGCATACCAGATGAGTTTGTACCGGAGTATTTCGGAGGTGCCTCGCACAAGTTTAAGATGCGTCCGCATCAAGGCAGAGCCATTATAAGAGGCACACAACAGCCTTTGTTGCTTGCCCATGAGGTTGGAACAGGGAAAACCTTTACTCTAATTTCTACAGCAATGGAAATGCGCCGTTTGGGTACTGCACGCAAACCCATGATTGTAGTGCAGAATGCTACTGTTGGACAATTCGTTGCAAGTGCAAAGGAACTGTACCCCAACGCCAAGATACTGACACTTGAAGAAGCAGACCGCAGTGCAGAGGGCAGAAAGAACTTTTATGCCAAGATACGCTACAACGATTGGGATATGATTGTCATTCCGCAGTCTACCTTTGAATTTATCCCCGACAGCGAGGAAAGGGAAATGACTTTCGTACAGGACAAGATTGAGGAGAAGATGCTCATTCTTGAAAAGATGAAAGAAGAAGACCCGGACGGAAAAAATATGATTACCCGACAGGCTGAACGGGAAATCGAATTATTGGAGGAGCAGCTTGCTGGACTTGCAGACAATGCTTCAAAGAAACGTACCGCCAATGATGAAAAGAAACGTGCTGTAGCTTTGCAGAACGCAGAGGTTAAAGCTATGGAAATGCTTGACCGCCGAACTGACGATGTGGAGAACTTTGACGATATGGGCATTGATGCTTTACTTGTAGATGAAGCGCACGAGTATAAGCACCTCGGATTTGCCACTGCCATGCAGCGTGGAGTTAAAGGTGTGGATCCGTCATACAGCAAGAAGTCACAAGGCGTGTTCCTGAAGACACAGGCTATCTTGGAAAAAAACAACGGACGGAACGTAATCTTCGCAACCGGTACACCCATCAGCAACACCGCCGCAGAGATTTGGACGTTCATGCGCTATCTCATGCCCGCTGATACGATGAAAGAGTACGGTATCTATTACTTTGATGACTTTGTGCGCAACTTTGGTAACATTCAGCAGATGCTGGAGTTCACCACAAGTGGAAAGTTCAAAGAGAACAACCGCTTTGCTGGGTATGTCAATTTGCCTGAACTGGTGCGTATATGGTCGGGAGTGTCCGATACCGTCCTAACCAAAGAAGCCGGCGGCGTAAAGGACAAAATACCCGAAATGGAGGGAGGAAAGGCACAAGACCTTTATCTGCCACAGACACGCGCATTACGTAGCATCATGAAGTTCGTAAAGAACGAACTTGAACATTATGAACAGATGAGCGGAAAGGAGAAGAAAGAGAACAGCCACATCCCGCTCACGATGTACGGTATTGCCAAAGCCGCTGCCGTGGATGCCCGATTGGTACAATCTGATGCCGAAGATGATGTAAACAGTAAGACTCATGAAGCCGTTCGACAGACATTGCGCTCACTGAAAGAAACAGCCGATTACAAAGGTACGGTTGCCATTTTTGCCGACAATTACCAAAACAAACAGAGTGGCTTCAACCTTTATGATGACATCAGGGATAAGCTGATTACAGAGGGGGTTCCTGCAGATGAGATTGTGATAATGAGGTCGGGAATGACTGTCAAGAAAAAACTTGAAATCTTTGAAAAGGTAAACCGTGGCGAGGTGCGTGTGATTCTCGGTTCGACCTTTACACTCGGTACAGGCGTGAACATTCAGGAACGCTTGCACACGCTGATACATTTGGATGCGCCTAACCGTCCAATGGACTATACCCAACGTAACGGACGTATTTTGCGACAGGGAAATCTGCACAAGGATATGAATAAACCTGTACGTATCTTGCGTTTCGGTGTAGAGGATAGTCTGGACGTAACCGCCTACCAACGCCTGAAAACAAAGGGGGCCATTGCCGATAGTATTATGAATGGCAAGCAGATGATGTCGAACAGTATGACCAACCGTGTGCTTGAGGAGGAAGAAGATGTGTTTGGAGATACTATAGCACAACTCTCCGGCAGTGAGTATGCTATGCTGAAAAACAATGCGGAAAAGAATGTACGCAAGTATGCAAGCCGTAAAAAGCAATGGGAAACAGACCAAGCCTACATCCATAATGCCAAGCCAAGGTTAAAAGCCTTTATCAAAGATGCTGAAAAGCGCATTGAGGATAACAGCCGATCCTTGGAGGCTGTACGGGTATCATTCCCCGATGAACAATTCAAAGAGATTATAATCGGCAAACATCGCTTTACCTCTGTTGATACAATGGATGATTTCTTCAAGGAACACAACAAGACTGTTCTTGCTGAAATGAAGCAGATGAAAGACGGTGATATTTCAGGGGAACAAAAGCGAGAACTGACTATACAGATAGGCAATTTCCCATTCATTGTATCAACTAAATTGACAAGACAGACCATGCGTGATGGTACAACTTTGTTCAATGACGTTGAGAGAAAAATGACTTATTCATGTACAGAACTTGGTATCGAGGATGTTCCTGTACGTCAAAATCTGCTCCGTAATGCCATTGAGGATATTACCGGCAATGTGATTACAGGAAAAAACTTTACCGAAAGATTGGAAGCCGCTGAGCGAAGCAAGAAACACAATGAGGCCGAATTGAAAGAACTCCTGTCAAGAGAGGGAAAACCTTTTGAGTATGAAGAAGAATTGGCACAAGCGAAATCGCAGTTGGAAGAATATTCCGAGCTGATGAAGAAGGAGATGGCAGAGAAAGAAGTCAAGTATGCAGAAATGGATGAGACAGTAGAGGTTGCTTCTGATATTTTCACTTCTGAAGATGAAGATGAACTATTGCGTGACAGCGATACGCTTTATCGCATCCGTCAAAGTGCTGCACCGAAGAAAACAGGCATAGGGTATAAGGTATTCGTCTTGAAAAATGGAGAACTCTATCCTCCTATGGTTGCTAATCCTGACGGGGCTGCAACGCCCGTGGGTGTATGGCTCGATGCTGATGCTGCTCCTATTGCTGGACAGAGCAAGACGGGACGCAATCAAGTAAAAGCAGGTGGTAAAGGCACGCAGGGCGGAAGTGGAAAACTTGCTTATCGTCCAGGGTGGCATTTGGGCGAGATTCCATACGCATTACAATTCAATCGTATTGACGAGAACGGTAATAAGGAGTTGTTCCCTGCTAATTTTGTATGGGCAGAAGTTGAATATGCTAATGATGTGGACTATCAGGAAGAAGCAATGAGTTATGGTATCAATCCAAGCGGCAAGTTCCAACATTCATTGGCAGGATTGCCACGTGTTCCCGAAAACGGTGCATACCGCTACCGTACCAATCCTAACCCCGAAACTGATCCGTGGATTATAACAGGTGCTATGCGCGTGAAGCGACTGTTAACACCGTCGGAGGTTGATATAATAGTAGAGAAAGCAGGACGAGAACCACAGCACAGACAAGAAGGTGCGGTAACTGATATTCAAATCAATGCCCTTAATGCAGAGATTGAACGTACCAACAACATTAGCCCCCAAGTACTTCGTAAGCAAATGACAGAACGTGTGAAAGAACTGGCAGCATTACTGCATCTTGACAATGTAGAGGTGGTCACGAATGTGAGCGGATTAAAAGGCAAGACTAAAAGTGCACGTGGCTTTTACACTAAGAGTACGGGAAAGATCAGCGTTGTGATACCAAACAATACAAACCTTGCTGACGTGGAACAAACTTTGTTGCATGAAGCAGTCGCTCACTATGGACTACGCAAGATGTTCGGTACTCACTTTGACACTTTCCTCGACAATATATTCAACAATGCCGATGAAAACGTACGCCGAAAAATTGTAGAACTTGCAACAAAGAATGGTTGGGATTTCCGCAAGGCTACCGAAGAATACCTTGCCGGACTTGCCGAACACATTAATTTCGAGGAAGCACGTAAAAACGGTTGGTGGCAGAGGATAAAACAATTCTTCTTTGAAATGCTCGACAAATTGGGCTTTTCCGATTTTAGAGGGGTTACTCTGACGGATAATGAACTCCGTTATATCCTTTGGCGTAGTTATGAAAATCTGAAAGAAGGTAAGCACAGCAACCTGTTCGGAGAAGCTGCCGACATTGCTATGCAGCACAAGTTGAGGGTTGGCGAATTTGCCGACACCTCAACCGATGATGTACTGAACCGAGACGGTGATCCCGAAATACACGAGCGTACTTTGGCACGAGCAAAATATGAACAACGTGTGAAGAGTGGAATGTATCAGTCACAGGAAGCCTTGCAGGATAGTATGCTTGGTCTGAAAGAAGCAATGACCGCAATCCTCGGCAAGAATACCCGAATGGAAGATGTTGATGGATTTGAAAATGCTTACTTAGGTGAGAACCGCTTATCAAGTGTGAACAAAGCCGAAGCCGATGCCTTTGCGCACCTATTGTTCAAGCCAATGCTTGAAGAGGTAGCCAAACTTGCGCATAATACAGCAGAGCGCGAGGAACTGACCGATTATATGATGGCTAAACACGGTCTTGAACGCAATAGAGTAATGGCGGAGCGTGATGCACAAAAGGACTTCGCGGAATATCAGAAGCAGCATCCGAAGAGTACAAAGACCTTGCAAGACTTTATCGACGAGTGCCGCAAGCGTGATTATGCAGGTCTTACCGCTCTCGCAGGTATGGAAGAGATCGCAGATGCAGAAGCCGAAGCACAGGTTATGGTAGATGAGTACGAAAACGCACACGACACCACCGCATTGTGGAGCAAGGTTAATGCCGTCAGCAAGGCAGTCCTTTCCAAGTCCTACGAATGCGGAATGATGAGCAAGGAAACCTACGACAGTGTAAGAGATATGTATGAGTTTTATATCCCTTTGCGTGGATTTGATGAAAAAACGAGTTCTGAAGCATACGCTTACCTTACACATAAGCAGAGTCTGTTCAATGCACCTATCAAGAAAGCAGAGGGAAGACGCTCTAAAGCAGACGATCCATTTGCCAACCTACAATCCATGGCCGAGAGTGCCATTATGCAGGGAAACCGCAACAAACTCGTGAAGCAGAAGTTCTTGAACTTTGCCCTCAACCATCCGAGCGACCTTGTTAGTGTGAGTGATTTGTGGTTGCAGTATGATGCGGTTGCTGATGAATGGAAGCCGATATTCCCCGACAATATTGACATCAACGATAGTCCCGAAGAGGTAGAGCGAAAGATGAACGAATTTGAGGATAAGATGAAGCAGCTTGCTGAATCTGCCCCCGATAATTACAAGCACGGCAAGGATGCGATAAACATTCCGTACCGTGTGGTAGAGAACCGTAATTTGCGACAGCATCAAGTGGTGGTGAAGCGAAACGGCAGAGACTATGTGATTACCATCAACGGTAATCCGAGAGCTGCACAAGCATTGAACGGACAGACGAACCCGGATAATGATATCAGCGGAAGTATCGGTCAGCTTGTACATCTCATTGGAGATGTGAATAGAACACTGTCCTCATTGTACACCACATTACAGCCGGACTTTATTGCAAGTAACTTCTTGCGTGATATGGTATATTCTAATTCTATGGTGTGGGTTAAGGAAAGTCCGAAATATGCTATTCAATATAACATGAACTTTGCGAAGTTACCTATTGTAAGAATGGTTATGTTATTGGATAAATACTGCAGGGGAACGCTTGATATGAATGATGAAATAGAGAAAATGTTTTATCAGTTCATGATGAACGGTGGCGAGACAGGATTTTCAAGAATGGCAGACATTGACGAGCATAAGAAAGAAATCAAGAAGATGCTGAAAGCGGCGAATGAAAAAATTCCTGCCCATGTGGTACGTGAATGTATGGCTACCTGGATAGGCGAAGTGGGACGAGGTATAGAGATGCGTGCTCGATTTGCCGCCTTTGTAACAAGCAGGAATGCGGGACGGACAATAGACCGCAGTATTTGGGATGCCAAGGAAATCAGTGTGAACTTCAACAAGAAAGGCGCAGGTGATAAGTTCTTGGGGGCTGAAGGACAAACCATGTTGGGAAATGTAGCAGCCGGTGTATCGGGTGCAGGACGAGCCGGATATATCTTTTGGAATGCCGCCCTGCAAGGAACGTTCGGAAACTTCTTGAAGTATGCGATGAGGCATCCCGGCAAAATAGGTACTGTCGTTGCATCATGGTATGGTTTAGCCATGCTTGTTACCGCACTTGCTTCGGCTGGAGGTGATGATGACGATGACAGCTACTATGACATACCCGAACATACTCGCAGACAGAACCTCATTGTCAAGGGGCCCGGTAACGCATGGATAAAGATTCCTTTGCCTATCGAGTACCGAGCTGTGTATGCGATGGGAGAACTTACCGGTTCTTCCTTGTTCCATAACGAGAAATTGGAGGTTAGCGATGTATTGGCACAGATGAGCCAATTGCTTCCCGTAGATATGATGGAGGGGACAAAAGCGTTGTGGCCAAGCAGCGTCAAGCCGATGGTGGAAGTATCGAATAACGAGAGTTGGTACGGTAGTCCGATATGGAAAGATACACCCTACAATAAATATATGCCGAATTGGACGAAAGCCTATAAGAGTGCGAATAAAGACCTTGTAAACCTTTCTGAAACACTGAACGAAGTCAGTGGAGGAAGCAAGTATAGGAAAGGTACTATTGACTTGAATCCTGCTGCCATTGAGTATCTATTGAAACAATACACCGGCGGCTTTTTCACTGTAACCAACCAAATTCGTAATTTGATCAATGTGGGAACAGGTGAAAAAGATTTTGATTGGCGTTATGTTCCGCTTGCCAACCGAATGTTGATGAGCGGTGGCGATGAACGTAATGTAGGTAGGGGGCTGGATGAGAAGTTCTTTAGTTATTTGGATGCATACCGTGCAAAGGCGAGTGAATTCAGCGCCATTAAAGGTGATTTGAGTTTACCGTTGGAGAAGAAAGCAGAACTGATAAGCGAGATTATCATTGATCCTGAATATGTAAAAATGAAAGGAATGGAACGTATTTACTCAAAACTAAAGAAAGCTTATGATACTGCTAAAGAAATCGGAGATACCTCAAAAGCAGAAGAACTTGAAAAGAGGATTAATGAGTTAAAGCGGAAATTCATTTTAGAGATGGAGCAAGACGAACGTAAATAGTTAAACCTAAAATGATTGCTTGGGGTACTACTTTTGTACTCAAAGCAATCATTAAACAACGAAAATATGCATAATAAAGGCAAAGGAAAATTGTTACCAATGAGCCGAATTGCGCCGAAACGGAATGAATTATCTGAAATTGATACCGTTGCTTCCGCAAAGCGGTATGGTGACCGCAGAGCATTTGATATTCTAATGGAAGCGCAGTACTATTGGAATCAGATGGAGGACTTTCGAAAAGACCGGGAACGCAATAAACGCTATACTTATGGTTTTCAATGGGATGATATGATTTGTGTTGATGGTAAATCCATGACTGAAGAAGAATATATCAAGAGCCAAGGTAATGTGCCATTGAAAAATAATCTTATTCGTCGGCTTGTACGCAGCGTATTGGGGGTATACCGCAGCCAAAGTAAAGAACCTACCTGTACAGCACGTGATAGAGACGAACAAAAACTTGGTGAAACAATGAGTACTATATTACAATGCAATATGCAACTCAACCGAATGCCCGATGTGTATGCTCGAAGTATGGAAGAGTTTCTAATCAGTGGCTTTATTGTTCATCGTAAATCATACGGCTGGCGTAATGGGAAAGAAGACTGCTGGACGGATTATGTACAGCCGAACAATTTCTTCATTGATAACAATATGAGGGATTTTAGAGGTTGGGATGTGTCCGTGCTTGGAGAAGTACATGATATATCTTTTGGGCAACTGTGTGAACAATTTGCTTCCAGTCCGCAAGAATATCGGGAGCTTCGTGATATTTATAAGTGGGCTGCAAGAAAGGATTATATAGCCACTTACGCAGAGCGATTTGGGTATAGTCGGTTAGAAAATTACGATTTTCTCTTTACTAGTGAGCCGGGAAGGTGCAGGGTAATAGAAATATGGCGTAAGGAACAAAAGCCGAGATACCGTTGCCATGATTACCAAAATGGTGACATTTTCAAGATAGATGAGGAAGATTATGTGCGAGTAGTACTTGCTGAAAACGAAGAACGTATACGTATGGCCAAGGAGGTGGGTATGCCTGAAGAAGAAGTACCGTTGATAAAAGCTACTTGGTTTGTAGATGATTACTGGTATTTCTATTATCTATCTCCATTCGGTGATATATTGAGGGAAGGGGAGACGCCCTACGAACATGGCAGTCATCCATACGTTTTTAAAGCTTATCCGTTTATTGATGGTGAAATACACTCATTCGTGGCGGATGTGATAGACCAGCAACGATACACCAATCGATTGATAACGCTTTATGACTGGATTATGAGGGCAAGCGCAAAAGGTGTATTGATGATGCCGGAAGATTCTTTGCCTGATGGGGTGAGCATTGACGATATTGCAGAGAGCTGGACGGAGTTCAATGGTGTCATTGTATACAGACCAAGCAAAAGTGGCAAGGTACCGGAACAGGTAGCCAACAACTCCACGAACATAGGTATTGCCGAACTACTGAATATGCAATTGAAATTCTTTGAGGATATTTCGGGGGTAACTGGTGCATTGCAGGGAAAGCCGGGATATTCGGGGGAAAGTGCATCACATTACAATCAACAGACAGAGAATGCTACAAAATCATTACTAGATTTGCTTGAGTGTTTTAGTTGCTTTGTTGTGGACGGGGCATACAAAGATGTGAAGAACATGCAGCAGTTTTATGATACGAAACGTGTGTTCAATATTGCTGGTAGGAGTGGTGCGCAAATTGAATATGACCCGAAGAAAATCCGGGATGTAGAATTTGACTTAAGCATTACTGAAAGTACTTCAACACCGGCATACAGGCATCTTGCTAATGATATGCTAATGCAGTTGTACCAGTCCCAAGCGATCAGCGTAGAGCAGTTGCTTGAACATGGAGATTTCCCGTTTGCCGATGAACTGTTACAGAGTATCAAGAGCCAAAAGGAACAACTCGCACAGGGGAGAGTTCCTGACGGGCTTTCACCTCAATTGCTCCAACAAGCGCAACAAAATGCAAATATGGAAGCTGTAAATCAGTTGCATGGGGCAATGCAAGGCTAAATTCTAAACGGCGAATAGAAACCCGCTCTATTCGCCGTAGAAAATTACTCTTTGGACAATTGGTCGCATTCTATCCATGTTTCTAATGTATCATCGAATAGTACTGTACAACCGTAATTATCATCGTCTACTGCTAACACTGTCCCTGAATTTCCATCATCATTACACACAACTCGATCGCCAGCTTTTATTTTTCGGATATTGTCAATAGCTAGAGGGTCATTAGTAAGTGTGACAATGCCGTCTATCCCCTGTTTTGCGTCATATCTACTTCCCATTACTTTTTTCTTTTTTTGAGTGAATCAAGGTAAGTGAAATATTCTTTGCGCTTGAGTTTCACAATTAATTCAGGTAATGCGCCGCTTCCATTTTTATAAGGAGTACAATAGAAACACTCACGCTCCAAATCATTCACGAATGTTGAACGAGATAAATAACCTTTCTGTTTCAGTTTGCGGAAGTTGAATCTATCCATAATGATGAGTTTACCACTCTTTCCATTGGGCATAACGTAATAACGTTCACCTGTTTCCTCATGTGCTTTGTCTGCTTGCACTACCGCTTCATTTAAACGGATTGATGCACGTAATTTTTTGATAATGTTCATTGTTTATTAGTTTATTAAATTAAATGTTTAACTTTATATTGTTGCTGCCGAAACAGCTTTCTTTCTTCTTTTAACAGTAAATCGGCCAACACGAGGTACAATTTTGGGAGTATCCATTTCAAAGAAGCAGATATGCAGTCCGATAGCCCTTGTCATTAATAAGTCATCATGCTTACCGGTAATTGCGCCAAAAGCGCCGTTCGGCTTTTTCTCATAACACAGATATTCATCCAAACAACGTTCATCACGTTCTGTGTACAGGTTTTCACGAATAACTTTGACTAATGTTGATATAATCATCGGTTTAGTGGAAATGTTGGTATGAAAACCGTATTTTGTAGGTAATCCCTCGCGTACATCTTCTTCTGATTGTTTGCGTGCATACAGGTTGGGATATATATCCTTTATTTGGTTAAGAATAAATCCGGATTGGTCACCATCCACTTGCCGCTCCTTATCATGAGTTTCCAACGTGTTGCTTTCTATCACCAAAAGCGAATTGTCATAAAACGCTGCTATTTGTGCCGCTTTCCACGCAAGCTGGTCGATGTCGCAATGTCCATACCATTGGGCAACCACGACTGGCCTGTCGCCATCAATCATGAATAGACGATCGAACACGACGATGACAGAGAAGTCGGCTTTATTGGAACGGCCTCCCACATCGACAACAGTGAGGTAGCGGTCTGTGACAACTTCCTTTTCATCTATTTCAGGAAGTTCCCAAATATGTAACAACCCCTGTTTGTCTTCCATAAAACGCAAGTTCTGCAAAGCGTTCTTGCCTTCGTCTGTATCGGCGTAGACTTCGCCGACATATTTGGGCTTCTTGCAGGTCTTGCGCATTGCATCGACCTTGTATTTGTCGAATATACGCGCTCCTGAATGAACAAAGGCTTCAATATCGTCGGACGGAAATTCGGCAGCCATTTGTCCATGGTCATTATACTTCCTACGTTCGGCTATATACCAGTTGATAGCTTCGAGCGTAGCCCCTTTCTCCCATAACCACCAAAGATACTTACCGCATTCTTCACGTTCGGAACTAGTATTTTCATTGTTACGGTTTTTATAGAGCCATTCTGCAAAACCCTGTTTTTCTTTATCCGAATTGAAAGCCAGCGTGTATTGTTCTATGTCGAACCATGATACGAACATGGCTTCGAACTGGGAATCCCCTTTCTTTGCTGCGGTATATTCCCTGTGAAAGAAATTTCCTGTACCATTCGCTGTACTCTCATAGACAATCATAGTGTATGGTTTTAGGAGAATACCCGAACAGGCCGACCGCACAATATCTTCTGGTTTCTTACCTTCCGTTGCTTTCCATATACCTACTTCTGAAAGATGTACAAGGTTATAATCTCCACCTCGGCAACTATCCGGGCGTTCTGCTGTACCAATTTTAATTTTACAGTTTCGTTGAGGAACACGGTATATGCTACCCGACTTACCCACTCCTACAAGTTTCGGCTCATTCTCATTGTAAAGCTCATCAATCTTGTGAAGCATTTCGACTGGATATTTTTTAATCATCCTGTCGAACATATCTTTGATTTCATCGGAACCTGCACCTTGATGTGCTATTATGAGTGAATTCAGTCCTATTTTGTGAAGGAGTTGCAACCATGCCATATAAAGCTGTGAAGTGGTAGAGCCGCCCCATTGTCGCGCCTTTAGTAGAATAATACGTATTGGCTTTCCTGCAATACGTAATTTTTCGAGCCGTTCCACAAAGCGACGTTGCGGTCTTGTAAGACGGAACAATACATCTTCTCCACCACCTTTATTCTTGATATAAACGAATGTAGCTGCCCAAAATGGAAAGTCCTCGCGGCTACGTATGCGTACAAATTGCTCTATAACTTTCAGCCGATCATCCGGATTGTCTTCTACTCCCATGTAATCCGTAAGGAATTTGGCAATAGAACCTGCTTCCACAAGTTGACGTACAAGCGGTATTTTCATTACACGCTTTGGTAGCCATTGATTGCGTATAGGAAAATCACTAATGGTACATTTGACACGTCCCCCTACAGAACCTTCGCCGGTAATAGGATTAAATTTTGCATAAATAATTGAATTACGGCGTTCATTCTCTATTAGTATATTGGTAATGGCTTTTATGTTTATATTACCTTTAATCATGTGACTTTTTTATTATCGGCTTGTTAAGCAGAGCCACAAGGAAACCTAACATATAACACCATAGGTGTAATATTGCATTGGTGTGTGGAAATAAGAAACCTGCAGTAAGATAGAATATCATCCACAACTGGTAATATTGTTTGCGTAATACTTCAAACGAGATTGAGCCAAATAAAACAAATACTATTCCCGATAATCCTACTGTTGGTGATGTCATTTCACCAATAAAACACTCAATAGTGTCAACTGGAATCGTAACAGCAATTATGTAAGCTAGTACTAACCGCCATATTCCAATGTCATAAATAAAAACCATTGAAAGCAAACACCATGAATTAAGGGAAGCGTGCAGAATGTTTGCGTGAAAAAATGGGTACAATACACGTCCGGCAATATCACTTCCTGCGTAAATGCCTACAGTTTGCCAATCCCATACTTTGAAAAATGACAAACCTACAACAATAGTAGAAATTACAAGAGCCGTAATCTTTTCCATTTTTCTTGTATCCATTGTTTTCTTGCTTTACATACCATTACTTTTGCACTGCCTGGCGTAAGGTAGAATTTAGGAGCAGGTTGTGCAATAACTTTGGCGCACAGTTCGGAAATAGTTAATTCAGGACATTCTTCTTGAAGCTTAAATACCCGATTATAAATTTCTTCATACATCTCTTTTTTCAATGGGCACATTGTGCTCAAATCTGTTTTACCTCTCATCATTGCAGAAATAATCAATGCAGCACGTATGTCACTAACCCAAAAGCGGCGAGAGGGCATATTGACTATTATTTTGTATACCTCGGACATACGGATATAGTCGCATGATGAAATGTATTCATCGTATGCTCTCATTAAATCGTCCATACGTTCCTTTGAGTATTCCATTATAGCGCCTTTATGCTTCATTTTTCTATTTATCTATGTTCCAAAGTTATAGATTGGAGCGTAAAAAGATAAACGTGGAATCCTTCTTTCCCTCGCTATTTTTGCTTTGTAGATAAAGACTAAAATTTATTTTTCTCACATTATACCTAATAATATGGAAGTTAAGAGCAATCGCGAGCGATACACAGATCGATTGAAAGCAAAGTATCCCGATAAAGAGTTTGCCGACGACGAGGCATTATTCGCTCAAATTAACGATGAATACGACGGTTTGGACAAAGAATTGTCTGGCTATAAAGAACGGGAAAAAGCACTTTCCGATCTTTTTGCGAGTAATCCACGTAGTGCAGCATTTCTCACTGATTGGCGTAAAGGGGAGGACCCAATCATCGGTATGATACGCAAATTTGGTGATGATTTTAAAGCTGCACTTGAAGACCCAGAGAAGCAAGAAGCTCTTGCTGCTGCCAACAAAGAGTATGCGGAACGAATAACCAAAGAGAAGGAGTTTGAAGAACAGTATCAGCAGAACATTAATGCGACTCTTTCTACTCTTGAACAAATGCAGCAGGAGGAAGGTATTTCTGATGATGAAATAGATCAAGCAATGGAGTTTCTGATTGGAATTATGAAGGACGGACTTCTTGGTAAATTCACTCGTGATAGTATTCAAATGGCTATCAAGGCTATCAAACATGATAGCGATGTAGAAACAGCCAGTCATGAGGGAGAAGTGAAGGGACGTAATAGTAAGATTGAGGAAAAACTACGCAAAGGGAGCAAGAGTGACGGTACTGCTAATCTTGCAGGAAAGAATGGAGGTGGTAATGCAGGCTCACGACAAATGCCAGATCTTGGTGCAATAAGTCGATATGATGGTGCACAAAATATTTGGGAACGTGGAGGCGAAAAACGTAGGTCAATAAACAAATAAAGATACACAATTCATTTATTAACAATTAAAATTTCAAGCAATGAAGAAAGTAATGAATTTCTTTTGTCGCATTACGCTAATGATATTAGCGTTTGTGACGAGTGCATCAAGCGGTGTCATGATGGCTGACGCATCAAACCTGCCAGATGCAGGTAAAATGACAGCCGGTGCAGACGGTACGGGTGGAACAGATGGTATTGCCACAGAAACCGGTGGTCGTGAAAATGGAGACCCGAATTTTTACTTAAGCGATGTAGATAAGCGCATTGTGAAAATTCGTCCGATGGCGACACCTATTGATCAAATTAGTCGTTATGCGAAATCAAGTAGTACTAATTCTTTTGAGGTGAAGTACTATAGTGTGGGTACACGCGAAATAAAGTGTAGTACTAATAAAAAATTGGAAGCAATGACGGGTGGTGCAAGTGTTTCTTTGCCAGTGAGTGATCTGAATATGTTCACATTGGATGACACTATCCGTGTGGTAGGTGTAAGTGCTATTACTAAACCGGATGGGACTGCATATTCAGAAAGTGACAGCAATGTTCCTGACCTTGAACTTTGTGTGTGCGGAAAGGATAGTTCAACTAATTTGCCGACAGTCTATGCAGTAAATGGGAAAATGGATGATTCAAGCAAGCAACCCATTCTTTTACCAGAGATTCCGCAAGGAACGACTCTTGTCCGTATGGGAAAGGCCTGTGGTGAACTGGATGTGCAGACTGGGCGTTTCAACAATATTCCTATGCCGGAAACACAGTACTGTCAGAACTTCATGATACAGGTAGAACAGTCTACCTTTGACAAGATTGCTGCCAAAGAAGTGAATTGGAACTTTTCCGATATTGAAGAAGATGGCGTATATGATATGCGCCTTGCCATGGAGAATACCTACTTGTTTGGCGTTAAACAGGTTATCAAACATGTTGCCAAGGACGGTATGAATACCTGGTTTACAGGGGGAATCTGGTGGATGGCAGGAAAGGATATCGAGGTTGGTGAATGGAACAGCGAAAAGAACTGTGCCGAGATTACTGATGAAAATCTCGTGGATATAACCAAAGACCTTTTTGTCGGTACTGGTATCGGTAATAAGCGTAAGATTTTATTCTGCGGAAGTGATATGCTTTCGGCATTCTCCAAGATTAAGAGTGAGAAATTTCGTTTGAAAGATACCGTTGAGGTTTGGAACTTGAAATTTAAATCTTGGGATACTGACTTCGGAGAAGTTCTTACCATTCATCATGAATTATTTGATGTGAATGGTATGAGTGATTGCGGTTTTGCCATGGATCCGGAATACCTTTCCAAGAAAACCCACGTGTCTTGGGCACGCAATGTGCTTGACTTGAAGAAAGCGGGTATTCGTCGTACCGATGCAGTAGTGATTCAGGAAGTAAGTTGCTTATATCTGCGTTATGCAAAGGCACATGCGCGTATGAGACTTGCAAAGGCACCTGCAACAGTAGAAGATAGTGGTTCAGAAACTGCTTAATTAGAGTATAAATAAATCAAATTATTAATCGGGGGATGGGATAGAAATCCTATCCCTTTTTTAATTCATTCGACAATATGATTATTAAAACTTACATAGCGAACACCAATATTAGTATTAATGTTGTGCTTCCAAGCAAAAAGAATTTTCATATAACGTTTACTCCCTTGTCAAATGGTAGTAGTGTATTTACCACAGATAATGAAATCTTACAAAGGTCAATAGAGAGACATTACAACTTTGGAAAGTTGTTTAGACTCCAAACTTCACAGGGGCAAAGTGCTGAAAGAAAGGCGACAGACAAACAAAAGGTTACTTCTTTAAAGAATCAGAAAGAAATTCCGGCTGTTGAGAATGTAGACAAGACTGAATTGGATAACAACGAGAACGTTGAGCAAAACGGAGAGACGGAAGATAACGCAGGGGCAGGGAATGATGAAACTGTTTGCAAGGTCAAAATGAGTGATATTGCAGCTGCTAAGGATTATCTTGCTGACAAATTCGGTATCAGCCGTACTTCTATGCGTTCTACTAAAGCCATTCTGGAACAAGCTGCAGCTCATGGAATAGAGTTCGAAGGATTGTAATAATAAAGTAATAGCGTATGACGGTATATCATCTTGACGAGATAGCTGGAGATGTTCGTATAGCACTTGACCAAAACACAACGAGTGATGTATTGAAAGAAATTGGTGATGTAGACACGCTTGCATTAAACGACATCATTAAATCAAAGATTATTGAGGCTGTAAAACGTGTGCACAGTTCTGCACCTCCTTATCTACTCGATGGAGGACATAACTTCGGAGATGAGGTGTATTGGCAGAAATGTGAAAGTGGTTGGGTGTTATTGCCGGAGGATTTTATGCGTTTTGTTGTTTTCCAGATGAGCGATTGGGAGCGTGCAGTATTCTATCCTATAAATGTCGACGATCCTGAATACGAGAAGCAATCTTCCCGGTTCAAAGGAATACGTGGCACTACACAACGTCCTGTATGTGCTATTTCTATACGACCAGAGGGGAGGGTATTAGAGTTTTATTCTTGTAAAAGTCAGGATGCAACGGTCAGTCGTGCGGTTTATCTTCCTTATCCCAAGATAGACAAATACGGTGCGATAGAGATTTGTCAGCGATGTTATGACGCGGTGGTATATACTATTGCCGCATTAGTATTAACAACGTTCGGTGATGTGGAGAAAAGCTCTGCATTGAACGAATTAGCTAAATCAGTATTAATATGAGTTCGATAAAATCAACACAGATAGATGGTGATGTTTCCGTCAGTCGTAATGCGGCAGTAGGTGGAGATGTTACCGTCCAAGGTAAAATCCATTTAAAAGGAAACGTAAAAATAGAGGGGTGGCTTGAGGCAAAGAATATCAAAGCAGCTAGTAAAGGTCTCTTTACTACTATTGAAAAATTGAAAGCAGCCTACCCGTTTCCGCATGACGGTTGGTGGGCACTTGTCGGGCTTTCCTTACCTGCTCCTATATACGTGGGTGATGGAGGCGAGTGGGTTCCAACTGGACAGACAGGTGGTAATCCTTCTATAGACAGTGGTAAATTTAACGAAGCTGTTGAAAAGCTACAAGAAGATATTACTAAATTACAAGATGATGTATCGGATATAGAGGATAAAAATAACTCGCAAGATACTAACCTTACTACACTTGGGAATAGTGTCAATTCTTTGCAGGAACAGGTAAATACAACCAAAGACACCGCCAACAAAGCAAGTGCCAAAGCGAATGAGGTAGGAAACCAATTGAATGACTTTAAGGGAACGAAAGGAGAAAATGGTGGTATTGCACCTCTTAATGAGTATGGAAAAGTACCTAGCCGTTATTTACCGGCTTCTATGGATGATGTGAAAGATTTCGACGGTTTCGTGGAAAAAGTGGTTGTTCAACCATCGTCTATCGGGAAAAGTTCAACGGATGATGGATGTAAGATTTACTACCATAAGGACACCGATTCGCTTGTTCTTTTCTATGACGGTGTATATTACAACAACTGGCTGGATTCCGAATTGTTTGGAAATGAAACTATTGACGGGATAACTCCTGTTTCGGATAAGGTGTATTCTGACACAATTACAAACAAGACTTATCGTTGGAGCGGTTCGGCACTTGTTATCATTGGTTCAGACCTCGCCCTTGGCTATACAAGTTCGACCGCATTTCCGGGCGATGAGGGTGCGGATTTGAAGCAGAAAATGCTACAAGCCAATGAAGATATTACGGAAAACCAGAACGTATTGTTGTCCCATTACAAACAGATAGTAGCACGAAGCGTAGTAAATGTGAACCAACTCTTTGGACTTACTAATCGTAAGATAACATTCTCGGTGGCTCTTGATAGATGTGCGACATCCGAATATGCTGAATCTTTGCAAATACCAGGTATTGTGCTTACCTTTCAGACTGAAGCAGGTTGGCAGTCCAAACAATGGGTTATCACTGATGATTGGAATAAGGAAAGCAACTGGACGGACTTCGGAGCTTCCAACGGAGAAAGCGTTGGCAACACAATCAATGTAAACGCCCTGTGCAAAGATGTGGAATATACGCTATCCACCGCCATAAAAGCAATTATTGACCTTGAGCAAGAGAGCGGAGTGGCATACATTAAGAGCGGTATTGTAGTGACATTCAAGACTGCAGAGAGCGACACCAACGGTGCACCTGTATGGCTTGCCTATCAATTTACACGAGAAGTAAGCGATGTAAACCCGGATGATTTGAAGCCGTGGGTAGCCTTTGGAAACGGAGGTGGCAAGGTGGAAACATCGGACACCCCAGCAGAGGGAGGAAAAGATGCACTTTCAACAGGCGGTGCTTACGCGATGCAGGAAAAAGCAATCGCTGGTTTTGACGAGGAAAGCGATGAGGATTATATCTACTACAAAGCTGTGAACCTGAATGGTGGACAAATAGAAGATGTGATACTGAAAATACCTAAGAACGGAGGTGGAGGCGGTTCCAGCGAGGACAGTACCCTATCCATTTATTTTGAGGATGTCGCTCCCATTGTAGCGTTCGGTTCTGACATAAAAATTAATCTGGCCCTACGTAGTGTGAGTTATCCGGGAGGTGTAGAAACACTTGGCGTTATCCGTAATGTGAGCATAATTGATGCAAGTACGGGACTAACCCTATTTAGCGAGGACATGAATATCGTAGGTTCTGCAAGTGCCACAGACTACAAGTTTGAACTTGACTTTACTGGCTATTTCAGCGGAGCGGCGAGCAAGAGTTTCTTTGTGCAAGCTACAGATGCTGACGGAAATACTAAGAAGAAAGCCATTACAGTAGTAGCCGTGGACATCACCGTGGAGCAGCCTATGGCATTGAACTACACAAGTGACACTGTTCTTACCGTAGGTGGATCTGCCAAGAACATCGGACAGTTTTATAAATTTCCCAATAACACATCATCCATACTTGCGACCGTGGAAATGTACTACAACGGAGAATGGAAGAAACTTGGTGAAGCAATGGTAAGCGACAGTTATACCAAGAGTATATCCGTAAATCCGAACGATGTGTTTGGTGGTGGTGAACGGCTCTCGCATGGTGCATATCCTGTGCGTATCTTCGGTACGGAAAGCAAGTCGGGGGTAAAAGGCAATACCATCTATTCAGCCCTTATGTGCATAGACGAGAATAATAGCACACCTATTGTCGCCCTCCGTTTCAATGACAAGAACAATGGTACATTGCGTCTGTATGACAATCTGACCGTAGAAGTAGCTGCCTATACACCTGGCAAGACAGAAACGCATATTGATGTCTTCTATGATGAAGAAAAGGTTACTTCTGTTGATGCCATGATTGCTGAAACGATTACCGTGAACAAGCAGATAAGCGGCTATAAGGCGGACGGAAGCCAAAGTATTACTGTACACGCTGAAAGTGGAAGTGTCAGCACCAATGAAATAGAAGTGACGGTTAAAGGAAGTGCCATTGACATTGCCATCAAGGACGGTGCTTTGTTTGGGTATGACTTCTCCACACGAAGCAACAGTGAAAGTGACCACACCATTATCAACAATGGGGTAAAGATGGAAATCAAAGGTGCGAACTGGTCAAGCAACGGATTTATAGACTATCTGAACGAACGCTCTTTGCGCATTGCCGAGAATGTGACAGCCGAGATATTGGATTACCGTCCTTTCGGAAATCCGTCCGTAGAAAGTGTTAGTGGTTGTGCTTTCCAATTCGCTTTTGCGACCAAGAACATCAAGGAAGCCAGCTCAAAACTCATAGAGTGTTACGATGCCGACAGCGGTGCCGGATTCTATGTATGCGGAAACAAGGTTGCTATTTTCTGCAAAACAGGTCAGCCGGCATTGGTAGAACGCTCTTTTAAGAACGGAGAAAAGCACACTATGGCTATCGTTGTGGAGCCTTCAACTATCTTTGTAACCCGTGGTGGCAGCAACTATTCATGCATGAAGCTGTATTTGGATGGCGAAGAGGTGGGCTGTATAGGATATATCAGTAACAGCGGAGCTATTCTCAACTCAAAGACTGTCACTTTTGACGGAACAGAGGGAGACCTATACCTTTATTACATCCTTGCTTACAACAGTTACTACGAGTGGGCACAGGCATTTAGAAATTACTTGTGCAAACTGACCGACACAACGGCGATGATTGATGAATATGAGAGGGAGAATTTGCTTGATACGCAAAACCGTCCGACTCTTGAATCTCTTGCCGCCAAAGGTATCCCTTACTATGTAGTTGTGAATGATCAGCAGACTTTTGACACCTTTGACGGAGATATTGACACGAGCAAGAAGTTCAAATGCACACTATTCTACTATGATCCCAAACGACCTTGGCGCAGCTTCAAGGCTATCAATGTGCAATGGCGCAGACAGGGAACGACATCGGCAAAGCGCCCTATCAAGAATGACCGTTTCTATCTTCAGAAGAATGACGGTTGGGAAGTTTCTCCTATCTATCCGGAATATACCAACGAAGATGCAAAGGTTTCGTATGACCTGATGAAATTAGGCTATGTACGTGTAGGCGAGAATTCTATACCTGTGAAAATCATCACGGTAAAGGTGGACTATTCCGATAGTAGCAATGCCAATGACTGCGGAGTTTGTAACCTTATGAATGCTACATATCGTGCCCTTGGCAACAACTATCTGACTCCGGCACAACGTGCCTTTGACGGAACATGGGTAAAAGGAGACATATCATTGAGCGGATTGACGATGAACCATTCGACTGCCAACCACCCGATTGCCGCATTCCGTTCGACTATGGAAAGTCTTACCGATGCTTGGTTCCATGCCAAAGGTAATTGGAAAGAGGATAAAGGCGAGCAGGTGGCACTCGGTTTCAAAGACACACCCGGCTACAACAAAGGGTGTTTGAACTATGGCGACTTCATCGAATACTTCGGCAGAAGAGACGAAACCCTTGATGAAATTGAATCACGCTTCAAGAGCGATAGTACCACAGACAAAAGTAAACTCTATATGCTCTCCCTTTATTGTGGCGAGAACTACCGCTTTATGGCATACGAGAGCGGTGCTTGGACTGCACAAAGCGGAGAAATGAAGCAGGTAGATGGCAAGTGGCAGATAACAGGTAAGGTGTTGAATCCTGTAAGCGGTTATGAACTGCTGACTTATGATGCCATGAACTGGTGGCAGGGAGTGGGAAGCATTGATGATATGATGGAACCGACCACGGCAGAATCATCGTGGGTAACAAAACTGAAACTCGGACAACCGACCTATCCGATGTGGACACGCTACTTCGAGTGTATGATAGACGATGACCAACTGCAAATAGACTTGGCTATGGGACGCAAAGTACCTTGCGACTTGTTTAACGTGTTGGTGTTCTGCGACAGTTGCGACTATGCCAAGGAGGAACTTAAAGACACTTGGAAGGAGATTTGGAAAACGAAGATGTGGAAGTACATAAATCCGTACAGCCTTGTGTCGTACTATCTCTTTACGGACTACCTTGCCGCCGTTGACCAACAGGCGAAGAATATGCAACCTATGTGGTTCTTGGAGGACGGTTGCAGCGTGAAAGACGGAGTATATAGTGGAGCAAACGGTATGGAAGCCAGAAGAATGTACTGCAACAAGGTGTATGATTGTGATACTTGTAACGGCAAGGACAATGACGGTGGTCAGACCATTGATCCAGAGGTTGACCCTGGCGACTTGACGAGTAGCGCGTACGCAGGACGAGGCAGTGTGTTGTGGAACGACATACGCGGACAGCAGACTATGGAGGTGGATCAAAACGGTAACACCATTACGCTTTCGGCTATCGCTGACACCATGCGTTCACTTCCGGACACGCTCGGCATTGGTTCGGGGCCATTCTCTCCGAAAGGTGCGCTCCATTACTTCGTTACGGAAATATTGAAGAAGTGGCCAAAAGTGGTGTCAAGTTACGACGGAGAGCGTAAGTACATCAAATACACCGGATACAGCGATATTTATTTCTATGCTTTGCAGGGATTGGGACTTACTTCTCTACCGGCGTTCATCGAACAACGTTGGAGAATCCGCGACGGCTACTACCGTTGTGGCGACTTCAAAGCAGAGAGCGGTTATATAGGCGGTCGTATCGGTGCGAAAGAGGGGGCGGTTATCCGTTTTAAGGCTGCAAAGACAGGCTACTTCGGAATTGGTAACGACAGTGGAAACATCACGCAGGGCATCTATCTGAAAGCTGGAGAAGAGGGTGTGTTCAGTAATTTCCAACATGGCGAGAACATCATGCTCTACATCTATCAAGCCGACCGTATGAGTATGATTGACTTGAGTGAAATCAGCATTGACCCTCAATTCGGTAATACATTGTCGAAGATGGTGTTGTTGCAGGAACTTTTCCTTGGTAGCAACACGCACGGAGATTGGACGATGTCGCCTGGTAACACTGGCTATATGACCAATCTTGATTTGGGCGATATGCCGTTCTTGCGGGTATTCGATGTGCGGCATACGGAACTATTGAGCGTTAACGCATCGAAGTGTCCACGTTTGGAGAAAGTATATGCGGATGGCACAGGGTTATCGACCATAGACCTTGCAGAAACTGCTCCCATTAGTACATTGACGCTGCCCGATACGATGACGGAACTTGTATTGGACAATTTGCCAAACCTGACTTATCCCGGAGGACTTACGCTAGGAGGTGTAGGCAAGGTAGCAAAGATATTCGTAAATGAATGTCCGTATGTGGATGCTATGACACTTTTAGAGCAGATAATTAATGCGAGTGCGATCAGAACTGTACGTATTCCTAATGTAAATGCAACTGCTAGTGTTGATTTGTTACGTTCTATAAAGGATAGTGGAGCAATTGGGCTTGATGCAAACGGGAACGCATACGATGAGAGTGGACAATGTAGTGGTATTACAGGACGTTGGATATTGAGTGAACTTGTAGAAGAGAGTGAAGTAAATGTCCTTACTGCATATTTTCCACAGTTAGAGCTCCATAATTCGCAATTTTCTATTGTGAAAATCAATGATGTTGTGGATAACGATTCATGTGAGAAGTACAGCAATCCTGAAAACAAGACAGGTGAAGACTACGGTAACACATATATTCCTAGTGGGCATACTCTTGCTATAAAGAAAGGTTGCCATGCTTTTAAATGCTCGTTCAACACGAAGAAGAATCAAATGGAAGGTGTACAGTTGAGTGATACAGACTTTAATTATCTGAAAGATGGTAGTAGCTTTGATGTTGCAGATACGGCAGGGGAGGGTTTTGATATATTTTGGCATGCTCCTCACTATTGGTATAAGGGCGTAAATGATTATAAGAACCAAGTGAAGTATTTTATTACTTCTGTTACGGAAAACGAGCCTATTTCAACTGCATTACACAGCAAGAAGGCTAAACTTTCTGAACTTCTGTACAAGGAGAATACTGGAGTGTATGCGAATGATGCTGTTATTGGTGAGGTTATGAGTGAGGATGTTATATCTACAGCTTCTAATACTAACAGCTATAAGATGGACGTAAAAGGTATGAAGCAGGTGAAATGGCCGGGATTGAATCATGCGCGACTAGGTGGTGTATTCACTGATGAAGGTAATTGTGTACTTGGTATATTCATTATGTCCGTAAGTCATACGTATTTTGACTTTTCTATAGGTGAGTGTGTATTCTGCGATGTACCTAGCGGTGCAAAATGGTTCTATTTTACTTCTTTTCGCGACATTGGTGATGTTGAGTGTCTTTCTGTGGATAGTGCCAGCATTGAGGCTCTTGAGCCGGAATGGACTGAACATACAGTAGGTGATAATGACAGTCTTGTAGGTGTTTATCCTATTACTATTGACGGTTTGAAGATGCCACGAAGTCTTTCTGGCGAGGTACGCTCAAAGAAAGGTAATGGTACATCCACTACGTCAGGTGAATGGAAATACGATAGTAGTGGTAATCCTATTGAGATGCCGATTGCTACCTTAAACTACACAGCAAAGGATTTCCAGAATATTTCCCGTTTGAGAGGTGCAGGTTACCAATTACAGGATTATGAACAACACAAAGAGATTAGTAATCTTTGGTGGGCATTAAACGGAACAACCAACGAACAATCTGTAGTCGGTAATGGAGGACATGACGCTATTTTAAATAAGCTGGATTCCATTGGTATGGCAGATAGTAGTAATGCTGGCAATTCTCTTAATTCTATACTTGGTTTGAAGCATTATGTAGGCTGTGATTCAGAGTGGATGGATTATATTGCATTTAATATCCCAAGTTATGAAACATTCTACAAAGCAAGATGTATTGATACTGATAGTTCGTATCCTTCGGATTATATAGCCCATATTTATGATCCTGTGAAAAAGACTGAACGTACAGTGAAATCAGTTGAATCTTCCAATGCAAATTGTGTGGTACGCTTGGTACATGGAGCAAAATGCGATATTTTGCCAAGCAGGGTTCATAATGCAGATACGAGTAAGTATGTTACTCATTATGCGGCTGGTTATTGGATCAATAGTAGCAAAGGCCGTTGTGTTTTGCGGTCTGGCG